GTCAATATCTCCCCCCGTGGGTCGACCTCGGCGTAGTCGCGGGTCCACGGCGGAGCGCGGCTACGGACACGAGCATCGCCTCATACGTCGGGCGATCGCTCCCGTCGTCGATGGGGGTGGAGCGTCGTGCGCTCGATGCGGCGAGCCGATCATCCCCGGGCAGGAGTGGGACCTCGGCCACGTCGACGGCGACCGCCGGCGGTACTCCGGGCCGGAACATGCTCGGAGCCGGGACTGTCGCGAAGGCGGCAACCGGGCGACGGCGGGGCGACGCGCCGGCGGTCCCAGTCCGACCTCGCGGCAGTGGTAGTCGACGCCTACGTCGTCCCGGAGTTCTGGCCGGACACGGAGGAGACGTATCGCCGGATGCGCGTTGAGGCGACCCTCCTCCGGATCATGTTCTACTACTCCGCGCTCAAGTGATCGAGCCACTGGTCCGGTTCGAGCCAGGGGCGGCCGACCACGACTACGAGCTTTACGACCAGGCGGTCGATCTTCTCGCCGGCTGCAAGCTCGCGCTCGATCCTGAGCAGCTGATCGTCCTCCGGGCGATGCTCGCGCGGCGGGGCGACGGGAAGTGGTCCTACCTCCAGGTCGGGCTCACGGAGCCGAGGCAGAACGGGAAGGGCGAGCTACTCGAGGCTCGCGAGCTCGTCGGCGTCGCGCTCGTGGAGACGGATCGACTCCTGATCCACTCGGCGCACGAATACGCGACGGCGCTCGAGGCGTTCTACCGGATGCAGGCTCGATGCGAGGAGGGCGGGATCGCGATCAAGCGCGTGAGGCAGGCGCACGGCGAACAGGGGATCGACTTCGCGAACGGGACGCGGCTGCGCTACCGGACGCGGACGCGCGGAGGCGGCCGGGGCTTCTCCTGCGATCAGTTGTCGCTCGACGAGGACATGGTCATCCCGGAGTTCGTCGTCTCGGCACTTCTCCCGACGCTCTCCGCGCGGCCGAACGCTCAGGTCGTGTACTCGGGATCGGCGGTCGACCAGTTGACGCACGAACACGGGCTCGTCAAGGCGCGTATTCGGGAGGCGGGGATCGCCGGCAAGGACCACGCGCTCGCGTACTTCGAGTGGTCGCTCCCGTACGACTCCCCGGAGGAGGTCCCAGTCGACGTTCTCGAGGACGCCGAGGCGTGGCGCTCGGTCAACCCGGCGATGGCGTACGGGCGGATCTCCGAGGAGTTCATCCGAAGCGTGGAGCTTCCGACGCTCGGTCCGCGCGGGTTCGCCGTGGAGCGGCTCGGCGTGGGCGACTGGCCGGCGACCGACCTCGAGTCCGGCGCGATGATCCACCTGGACGACTGGCTTCGCCTCGAGGACCGCGACTCGGAGCTTTTCGACCCGGTATGCCTCGCGTTCGACGTGTCGCCGGACCGAAACGGGGCGATCGCGGCGGCCGGCCGGAACGCCGAGGGCCATTTTCACGTGGAAATAACGGACTCCCGCCAGGGGACGAACTGGATTCCGGCACGTCTCGTCGGACTCGCTCGGCAGCATGGGCCACTTGTGATCGTCTGCGACGAACGGGGTCCCGGGGCTAGCCTCATTCACGAGGTATCCGAGGCTCTCCTCGATGTCGGGTACGAGCTCGAGCTAGCGAGCGGGGCCCAGAACGCGCAGGCTTGCGGACTGATCGTCGACGCGGTCCGCGATCAGACGCTCCGCCATCGCGGCGACGACAGGATCACGAACGCGATCCGGGGAGCCGGCACGAGGCCGCTCGGGGACGCGTGGTCCTGGGCGAGACGCCATTCGTCCGCGAATATTTCTCCCCTGTTTGCGATTACACTCGCGCTATGGGCGGCGTCTGGAGCGCCGGACCTGTCGAAGGAGCTCGCGATCTACTGAGATGGGATTCCTACTCGAGACGCTCGGACTCGCGAAGCGCGGAGGCGAGGAGGTCCCGACCGCGAAGCGCGAGGCACCGGAGCCGCTCGAGGGGACCCGGATGTCCCTGTTCAACTCCCAGATCCCGGCGTTCTGGGGCGAGAACGGGTTATCGGACCAGGCGTGGATTCCAGGCGACGCGACGCTCGCGGACCGCGTGTCGATCGCGAACCGCTGCATCCAGTTGAACGCGCAGCAGATCTCCACGATGCCGCTCGAGTTCCACGGTCCGCCGGCGGTCCTCGAGCCGCTCTGGGTGTCGTCGCCCGACCCGAACTGGTATCCGAACGGGATCGCGGACGCCGTGTTCGCCATCGTCGAACAGGTCTACGGGTGGGGCTTCTCGGTCCAGTACATAACGGACTTCTACGCGGACGGGCGGCCCAGGACGTGGACCGTCCTCGACTCCTCGACGCTCACAATCGAGCGGACGGAGGGTGGCCGGCGCTCATACAAGATCGGGGAGGTCCCGCTCGATCCGCGACGGTGCATCCAGATCGACCGCAACCCCGGGAACCGGGTCAAGGGGACCTCGGCGCTCCGGGCCTACGCTCAGACCGCGTGGGGCATGCTCGCGGCGGGGAACCAGGCGTTGACGGTCCAGACCGGCGGGACGCCGAAGTTCTACCTCGCCGCTCAGCGCCGGATCGACGAGGACCAGGCGACGAAGATCCAGGACCAGTGGGCGGAGGCGTCGACGCGCCGGAATGGCCGGCCACCCGTGGTCCCTCCGGAGATCACGCCGACCGAGATGTCGTTCGACCCCTCGGACCTCGCGCTTCTCGAGACGCAGGAGTTCAACGCTCGAGCCCTCGCGGCGGCGTTCGGGGTCCCGTGCGTCCTGCTCAACATGGCGCTCCAGGGCGGACTCACGTACCAGAACCCGGCGGCACTGGGCGAGATGTGGTGGCGCTTCGAGCTCCGCCCGACCGCGACGCGCATCGTGAACGCGTTCTCCGCCCAGATGCTCCCGCGCGGACAGTGGACCACGTTCGACGCGGCCGACACGTTCGCGCCCATCGACTCCTCGTCGGAGGAGGACGACCCGCAACTCTCGCAAGTGATCAAGGCGTCGCCGGCACAACAGCCGACGCCGCTAACCGCAGTCGGAGGAGGGTAGAGCGATGACGATCACGGAGACAGACGTAACCCCGACGCGGGTCCTTGCGCGGCGAACGTTCGCCGTCGACCTGACGCCGGGAGACGGTCGCAACGTCGACCTACGGATCGCCCCGTACGGGGAGCGCATCGTCCACAACGACGGGCTCGGCTTCGTGCCAAAGGGAGTCCCGTACGAGGAGGAGCTCGCGCCGGGTCTGTTCGACCACCAGCTGAACGCCGCGAACCGGGTCCTTGTGAACGTCGAACACGAGGAGGGGATCGCCGGCGTCGTTGGACGTGGCGTGGCGCTCCGCTCGGCGGCCGACGGGTTCTATGGAACGGTCCGCATGCTCTCGACGCCGGCCGGGGAGACGGCGCTCGAGCTAGTGAACGAGGGCGCTCTCGGCGGCTGCTCGATGGAGGCGTACTTTGTCAAGTCGCTTCGGACCGTCGACGGCGTCGTCCAGCGCGTGAAAGCGAACCTCCGCAACCTGGCGCTCTGCCGGGACCCGGCATACCTGGGAGCGGTCGTCCTGGGCGTTCGCGAGGGGATGGAGGACGAGACTCCGGTACTCCTCGAGGAGAAGGATCTGCCGATCCCGTTCGACGCCGAACTGGCGGAGCGCATAGAACGTCTGGGACTTGAGGTACCCTCGCGACTCAAGATGGCGCACCCCGCCACGGGCACCCCGACTCCGGAGGTCGGCACCCCCGACTAGCGCGGCACCCGCCCTCGGGCTTCGTAACTCAGACGAGGAGGTAACGGATCATGGAATCCGTCCAGGAGATCCGTCTGGCGCGGCTCATCGACGAGCGGCGTTCGACGACGATCCTCCACGACAACGTCCTGGCAGCGGCCGAGGGTCGCGAGGACGGAAACGGCGCGCTCACGGAGTCCCAGTCGGAGCAGGTCGCCGGCTACCGGACGCGCATGCAGGAGCTCGACTCCGAGATCTCGTCTCTGACGGAGACGGTGGAGTCGACGCGTCGGAGCGATACGGAGGCGCGGAGGATTCGCGCACTGCTCGCGGCCGACTCGGCCATCGTCGGAGCGGACGCTGACGGGAACGTCGCATACCGGACGTTCGCGGAGTACGCTCGCGACGAGATCATCGCCGGCAACTCGGGACTCGGAAAGAGGATCGCCGGGATGCTCGGCGCCCAGGCGGTCGACGCCGCTCGCGAGCGGCTTCTCCTCGCCAAGCGAACGCCGGCGAACACGCTCTCGAGCGATGTCGCCGGACTGACGCCGGCTCAGCACATCGCGCAGATCTTCCAGGTGATCGACGCCTCGCGGCCGCTCGTCCAGTCCGCGCTGCGCGATGCGCTGGAGCGCGGGGTCCTGACGTATCCGCGCGTCGACGCGACGCCGGTCGTCGCCGTGCAGGGCTCGGAAAAGACCGAAGCCGGAAATACCGGGATGGATATCTCGATGCAGACGGCGACGGCATCC